AGCGGTCTCATACGTGGTTTACCTTGTCTTAAATTTTGACAAAAATTTGTGAAGCCTATATCACTAGTACAGTTGTACTACTGTCCCCCATAGGGGGCTGCCGCGGCCACTTTTTTTTCTGTCCGCTCGCTACGCTCGCTTCCTCTGCCTGTGTTATCCTGTCGCGCACTGTGTTGCACTGTGTTACACTGCGGCGCGGGGAGCGAGCAGCGCAGTGAGCGTAGCGAACGGAGCGCGAGCGGGGTCGACACATGCTATGTGATAATGATTCTCAGTTTCAAAACATCTGTGTGCGCATCTTGTGCCAGTTAACGCAGTGAACACCAGTTGAGCCACAGGGTGGCGTGAGGTGTCATACTATATGCATCGTCAAACGGGGGCGAACGCCTCCGGCATTCACGAGGTCACTCATGCGACTCATCGAACAGCAAATGTGCAACGCAGTCACTAACAAGAATGACTGGAGAAAAGACAACACCGAGGTTATTTATTCTCCATCACGTGACGTGTGCTGTGTATACCTGCACAAGAATCTGATTGCTACCATTGATAACAACAGCCTTGAAATTTATGATGGTGGATGGCAATCAAACACGACTAAATCACGACTCAATGCACTCATCAACGGTTTGAGTAACGGTTACAAATGCGGTGTATATCAGCGTAAGTTTGAGTGGTTTATCATGGACAATGATGAGACTGACATTGAGTTTGAGAACGGCTACACTTTCGAGCGCCAATGAAACTATCTAACGTCACATTCACACTGCACGAACCACCAATGAAACACTTGCTTTGGTGTGATCGTGTGCCACGTGGTAAGCGTAACAAACCAGCTAAATTAAATGGCATTACTATCACCGACACTGTGGAGACTCGCGATGCAATGGGGTGGTGAAACTATCATCGAAAGTAACATCGATTTCTGGTACGATTCACTCAACGATTGTTACAACAACAACATGGCAATTGACATGGTGTTAACTTACATCGAAGCAATCACAGATGAGGACAGTGAGTAAAGTGACCACCAACGCTTGACTCAACGCCTGCTCTCTGTCATACTAACAGCATGAACAAACAACTCCACTCTCTCCAGTACTATTGCGAGCGTCGTGACGAATGGCACGGCTGCGGCATCAACGGTCAGCACATTGCATGGGTGCGTGATCGGATGCGTGATCTCAGCATCGCAAGCGGTCACACTGTGACATTCCGCATTGTGTCCACTGCTGCTTGACTTCCTGCCTCATCTCTGCCATACTTACAACAGTTCAAACAAAGCACATGTTTATCAAGCGCACCTCTGAAGCTATCACCTGCATGAGCACCAGCCTTGCACGTGGCACCGTTAACGTCATGTACAACAACGGGGCTGTGTATCGTTATACCAACGTATCACGTCGTGCCATTGCTAACCTCCAGCTCAATGCTAACATGTCGTTAGGTTTCTGGGTCAACTCCAATTGCATCAAGCCCAAGCGTGTTAGCTGCACCAAGCGTTTCAATGCTCTGCCTGTTTGATGTCTACACTCTGCCCATTGTGGCAGTCTGTAGGCTTCACAGTCTACGCATTCTTTACACATTCACGCCGTGTTTTTTACTCCATCCAATCGCAACGCCATCAAGTCTTCCATGGTCAAAGATCTGGAGATCAACCCAGCATCACATCAGGCATTGGTTACCTACAAGAATAACCGCCAATACCTCTACGACAACATCTCAGAAGATGCAATCTTCGACATTATGTTTGGTTACGAGTCATCATTTGGTAAGTGGGTAAACAAACACTGTAAGACTGACGGTGTGTCAGTTTACAAGATTGCACGCAACTAAGTGTCACTAACGCTACACTAACGTGTCGCTAATCAAACAACATCTCTACGTGACGCAAGTCGCGCCATACAACACAATGATTGTCTCCGCTCCTGAAATGACTGACATGCAGCTGCGTGTGGCTGAAATGTTATGCACTCAAAATCTCACTGAGATTGAGCGATTTGTTGCTGAACTTGAAGACTACGGTATCGAATCTGAAGAACAGATTGACGATGCCTACTGTGGATGCTATCCGTCCGTTGACAACTTCGTTGAAGATTTGTGCGAGGATTGCTACAAAGATGTCATCGATTCAATGCCTACGTTTATGCAAACTGCACTCGACTATGAGTTAATGTGGCATCAATCTTTCCAGCATGATTTCTTTACTGTCTACGATCGCAATAGTGGTGATTACTATTTTTTCAATCGTAACTTTTGATTAATTACTATTACTAACTAATTGTAATCCGTCGTTATTATTAATACATAGCGGCGGATTCACATTCATAACACATTCACAAGGACGCAGCAAATGCTTTGGACTGAATCCACCATCATCCTCGCCATCGTTGGTATGGTAGGATTGTTCAGCACTGCGCTGATCTGGCAACGTGCAAACCGTATCACCTCCAAATACTATGGCAAACGCTAAATCACTTGACGACGACTACTTCATCAAGAACGCTATCCTATGCTGGCTGCATCACTACGGTGATCGCGGACACAAGTGGGATGACATCTACAAGGAGCTTGCGGAGCGTGAGACTTACACTGTTAAACCTGACCCTCGCCCTGCTCGCCGTGCTAAAAAACCAACAACTAAAGGAGTATGAATTTGTGACAACTGACGGTCAGGTGCGTTATCTACTCGCACCCGATTCAGAGCACGCTGCATGGGCTGCTGCTGAATTGTCCGGTGGCAGTCAGTTTGTCCTTGATGTTAGATTATCTGATGAGTGGTAAGTATTATCCCAACAACTGGGAAGCATGGGCAGAGATGCCTGAAGACTTCTTACAAACTCCCACATGGGAAGAGTTTGAAGATTGGAAATTACGCGGGTGGGAGATACCATCTTCCGTCTGTTGTATCATCCGCGCACACACCACCAAAGGTAAAGTCAAAGAGTACGTTTACCAACAACAGTACGCCGCAGAAAATCGCATCCGCAATCTTATGAAAGAGGGTGTAGAATTTACTGTCTGTACTGAAGACCAAATCCGCCACGTTTCACCTATCACCGATGAGCATTATCTCGATTGAACAGTTTGAAGAATTTAGTGAGGTCTATCCTGACCTAGCTCAGTGTTACGATCTCAGCACATTCACGCAACCCCAGGACGCAGAAGAGGAGGAGCCTATTGCCTACGCCAGCTGAGATCGACGAACAGATTCAACTTGAGCGTGATGCAATCTCACAAGGTCTCAAGAAACTACACAAAAACACACAAGATCTAGAGGCTAAAGGCTATGCGTCTGCTAGTGTGTATGGAGCTGCTTCTATTGATACCTTGCTGCCTCTTGTGGTGGCACGTATTGAAGCAACTACCAACAGGATAAAGGAGGGCAAGACAGGCACAGCATTCAAAGAGATACAAAAGTATCTAGCTGATGTTGAGCCTCTTGCCGCCGCTGCCATTGCTGTCAAAATTACCTTTGATAAGGTTTTCTCATATAAAGAGAAAAGCAATCAGGCTACAAAGGTGTGTGAGTCCATTGGACTTGCTGTTGAACAAGAGTGTCAAATGCGACACTACGAGAAGAAAGCACCTGGTTTGCTCAAGGTTCTAAAAGACAACTACTGGCATCGCAGCATTGGCACGCAGCAGAAGCTAGTGGTCATCCGTACCTTGATGAATCGCTATGACGTTGAACAATGGCACACATGGGGTAGCTCTAATCGCATTAAACTTGGAGGCTGGCTACTTGACTGCATCATGCAGAGCAGCGGCTGGTTCACAAAAGACATGCAGGTTCAAGGGCGAAAGCGTATCCAATACGTTATCCCTACTCCAGAGTTCCTTGAGATCAAAGACCAAGTGATGAACGATGCGGAGCTGTTCAGCCCGCTTGCATGGCCAATGCTCATTGAACCAAACGACTGGACTAACGACCGCTGTGGTGGTTACATCCTGAACGAGGTGATGCGTGGGCATGACATGGTTCGTCGGGGCGATCCCACATCTATACAGGGAGAAAAACCACTGGATTTTCTGAACAAGATCCAGAAGGTTGCTTACCGACTAAACCCCTTTACTGTGGGTGTAGCGGAAGAACTAGATAGATTGGAACGAGCTGTTGGTAAGTTCCTCCCTATTATCCATCATGAACTACCTCCTAAACCTGTAGACATTGAGGAGAACGATGATTCTCGTCAGTCATACAGAAGAGCATGTGCTGAGGTTCATAACCTACAAGCACAAGAGTTCAGGAAGTCGTGTCGTACTCGCATGACGATGGAAGCAGTAGCTAGGTTTAAGGAACGTAGTAAGTTCTACATACCGTGGTCGTTTGACTACCGTGGTAGAGCGTATCCAATTCCTGCATTCCTCACACCACAAGATACAGACTTTGGAAAAAGTTTGTTGAAGTTTGCTGAGGAGTCGTACATGACTCCAGAAGCTGAGGACTGGCTAGCATTTCAAGTTGCCACTACTTATGGTCTTGATAAAGCACCTATGAGTGAGCGTCTTGAGTGGGTGAAGAACAACTCGTATCTAATTACTTGTGTCGCTTCTGATCCCATCTTACACATTCACGATTGGGAAGCTGCTGATGAACCATGGCAATTTCTGGCGGCGTGTGATGAGTATTACCATTGTGTACTTAAGTGTGACCGTCATTTTACAAGCTTGCCAGTAGCTACAGACGCTACATGTAGTGGTCTACAGATACTTGCAGGACTTGCACGTGATAAGAACACAGCTAAGTTAGTCAATGTCTTACCATCTGAACGTCCACAAGATGCTTACAAGGTAGTTGCACAAACTGCTGCACCTTACTGTCCTAAGTCTATCCAACCTTACATGGATAGAAAGACTGTGAAGCGTGTCGTAATGACCGTACCATACAATGCTAAACCATTTAGCAACCGTGGGTACATCAGAGACGCACTCAAGGAGAAAGGTGTTGAGATTGATAAAGATGACTTGACAAAGACTGTGGTCGCTGTTAGAAATGCTATGGATGAGGTTGTGCCTGGTCCTATGGCTGTCATGAGTTGGATTGAGTCTGAGGTTGCTGCTGCAATCGACAGAGGCAAGGATGAGTTAACATGGACAACACCATCTGGTTTTGTCGTTACTCAACGACTCATGAAAAAGCAAACAGTCCAAGTTGAGTTACAGTTATTGGGTCGTTGTAAGTTGACTGTCGCTGTCGAAGATGACGACAAGGTTGATAAGCAACACCACAAGAACGCAACAGCACCGAATCTAATTCACAGTCTCGATGCCTCACTCCTTCACTTCAGTGCGTTGGCTTTCGACGCACCGATCGCTCTCATTCATGATTCTGTATTGTGTCGTGCTACCGACATGTCTTCTCTCAGTACAATCGTACGAGAGACATATATGCACCTCTTCGCAGAACATGATTACTTGCGAGACTTCGCTCACCAAATAGAAGCGGAGACTGAACCACCGATCATCGGAGATCTTGAACCAGAATCCGTGATTGAATCCACCTACTTTTTTTGTTAATGCCACGTACTATCCACAAAACTGAACAGCCTGTTGTCCTGGAAGGTTATCAAGCTGTGCTGAAGCCAAGTAAGTTTGGCTACTCCCTTGCTGCTATTGTCGGTGAGGACATGATCGATGCCCTGGAGACTGACCGTACTGAGTCACTGCAATGGGCACAGACTAAACTGAAGAACCCTAAGCGTTCTACACTCAAGCCTGAGCCTTGGGAGGAAGTGTCTGAGGGTCAATACAAGATTAAGTTCTCTTGGAATGAAGAAACCCGTCCTCCTGTTGTCGATACAGAAGGCACGCACATCACGGATGAGGATACACCTATGTATTCTGGTAGCCGTGTCAAGCTTGCGTTCTATCAGAAGCCATATATCCTCCGTGATGGAGTCACGTATGGAACAAGCCTTAAACTGGTTGGTGTACAACTGGTGTCTCTCAATACAGCAGCTGGTGTAGATACCGGCGACATGAATGCTGATGACGTTGCTGCATTGTTCGGCAAGACTGAGGGATTCAAAGCTGGCGAGCCTAACGTAACTGCAAACGTTGAAGAGGATGACTTCTGATGATTGACTTCACTATTGAAAAGAACGAAGAACTGGGTCTTTACCAGTGCACCATGACTGCAAAGCTGCCACCCATCACTGTGACTAAGTATAAAAAGTCCCGTGATGACTTCCGGTATGAGATGCAGCGAGCCATCAATGAAATTGTTGATGAGCTTGTTGAGCAAGCACTGGAGGACTGATGGCATTCCGCTCCAAGCTTGAGGAGAAGGTTGCTGATTTACTTGTCGAGCTTGGAGTAAAGTATGAGTACGAAACCACCAAAGTCCCTTATGTTATTGAGCACATTTATACACCTGATTTTGTTTTACCCAATGGTGTTGTGCTTGAATGCAAAGGTTACTGGGATTCTGATGATCGGAGAAAGATTAAGGCGGTTAAGACGCTGAACCCTGACATCGATCTACGTATGGTCTTCCAAGCTCCATTCAATACAATCAGCAAGAAATCTAAAACTACATACGCTAAATGGTGTGAACGCCATGACATACCGTGGACATCATTCC